GTAAGCAGTAGCGCCTTGTGTAGCCAAGAAGGTTACAGAGATAGACTCACCAGTCTGCATTACTGTGTTCAAAGATGTACCAGACGATCCACGGAAGTTCACTGTCCAGTTTGCGGAAGCGTTGCTGGTGTAGTACAGAACGGACTGTGTAGTTACGTCGTACTGGATTGTTCCAGAAGCAGCAGTTGCGGAAACAGTGTTTGTTTCAACAATGTTAGAGGTCTTCAGGTCTGCGTTTGACGATGTGCCAGCAAAGGTCTGCAATCCTGTAAAGGTGTTTGATACGTTTGTAACGGGGATGTTTGCACCAGCCAAAGTTGTGGCGCCTGTACCGCCATTGGCAATTGGAAGAGTGCCACTGCTGGAGCCAGCGATAGCGCCCCATGCTGGGGTTGCACCAAAGTAGCCTTCAAAGGTATCGGTTGTGGAGTTGTAACGCAGGTAACCCTTTGCCGGGGCGGCGTCGCGCTGTGCTGTCGTGCCTGTTGGTATGACAGAAGACCCGGTGCTGGATGTCTTTGCCGTGATGACTGAGGCGTCTACAGATGCTGCGCTTGCGGCTGCCGCAGCAGCACTTGTGGCTGCAGCAGACGCACTGGAACTCGCAGCAGATGCACTGGAACTCGCAGCAGATGCACTGCTATTGGCAGCATCAGCTTGCGCGGCCAGTGAGGTGAAAATTGTGGCTGGGTCTGTTCCACTTGAAATGCTGACCGTCACTGCACGACTTACCTTCTCGGTAAGCTGCTGAATCAGGATGGTTGCCTTGTCAAGCGCGGTGTTGATCACTGAAGGATAAAAACCACCAGCGTTCTGGAGGTCAACCGCTTGGGTCGGTGCGACCTGTGATGTCAGGGTAAGAGTTCTGCCGGTAGCCGGAGGCACCAGCATGGTGAGAGTTCCACCCGGGTTGGCGTTTTGATCAGCGTTGAGCGTGACCGTGTAGTTGGTGGTCAGGATTTGGGTTGTCTCTGCCCCCGTGGCAGTGACTGCAAGAACCGCCAAAACGTCAGCGGCTGTGAATACTTTGAATGTGAAAGGGAATGCCGTGGTCACACCGTTTCCGGTGAACGGCCCAGCCTTGCGGTTGCTGCTCGATATGGTCACGGTGTGCGCTCCTGTGGACTAGGGGCATATTGCCTCTAGAACACGGGGTTATGTGCACCGCTACTTGACCTTGGAGTCGGGGCTGGCCACGCCTGTCAGCAAGCCACGAACCTGGTCTGCCGTGCTGGTCGGCTCGATCTTGCCCTGGGCCTCACCGGACATGTAACCGAGGGACCTGGCAGCAGCACTGGCTGGTAGACCGGTGGTCAGTGTGATCAGGGTCGCCAGGTCCCGAACGGTCTTCTGGGCGTTGGCCTCGCCGATCACAATCTTGTACAGGTCGTGGGGAACTGAGGCTGCCGATTCGATCATAGACACCGCAGGTGACAGGCTCATCTTGTCATCTGCCGGGTTATGGTTGAACCGGGCCACGGCCGTGTTGATTACTTGGCCAACGCCGGGCACAAAGGCCGTGGCGTTCTTCAGGAGCGAGAACCCGAACACGGCCATGATCCAGTCATCCAGGTATTCCCCGTCCTTGTCCTCATCACCCGGTCCACCTTTGAATGCCAGGGCGATTGCTTCAGCCAGGATGGCCGGAATCAGGAACCCTAAAGTCAGGATCATCAGCCCCTTGCCCATGCCCTTGCGCAGACCAACCTCGCGCGAGAGGGTCCCGAACTCGGTGCCCAGCAGGTTGGCCTGCATGTTGAAGTACCCGGCAAATTGAGTGAACAAGCGAATGACCGGCGATCCAGTCTCGATCCTGCTGACATCTTCTGCCAAGCTGCTGCCTTGGGTCTGGCGCACCGCAGCGTCGGCCATCCGGGCTGCGTCCTTGTCAGACAGACCCTGCTCGATGTTGTGGTTAAAAGCCCCCATCCAGATAATCGGACCCATCACGTTGTCCACCGCAGACTGCATGAAGTAGGTGTGACGCTTGGCCCACTCTTGGGACTTCTCATACAGGTTGGCGTCGAGCAGGATGGCCTCGATGTCACCCAGCATGGCGTTGGCCTCTTCGTCCATCCGGTGTGTCATGTACTCGCTCGATGCTGCCACCACGGCCGTCATCTTCTTGGGTGACTTGAGGTAGTCGGCAGTAGCCTGCAGCAGCAACCTGGGAGGAACCTTGACACCGGCCAGGCTGAAGCCGGTGATCTGCTGGGCGGTGTTGCTGATATTGGCGAACATGGTCGCCATGCTGGATCGGTTGCGCAGGCCGTTCAGGAAACGGTTGGCCCAGCCCATTCCTGTGATTGGGGTGGATACCCGCTGCTGAGCAGAGCGGGTGAGCCAGGGCACCAGCATGTGGTTGATTGCGCCCGGGTCCAGGTTGTTCAGGGGCTCGGCCACCTTGTTGCTGCTCAGTAACCTGCTGACATCGCGCACCGGGTTCTCCATGTGGGTGAACAGCAATACCTTGTCGATGTGCTGGGCCAGCGTGCGCAGGTCCAGCAGCAGTGGCCGGTTGTACTCAACCCGGCCCTTGGTGAACCCCTTGCTGGTGCCGGGGAATGCGTAGCTCATGGACTCGGTGCCAGCCTCGATCAGCTTCTTGAGCTCCTGGTCCTTGACGATCCTGCTGTCAGCCATGGCAGGGACGTACCCACCACGGTAAGCACCCCAGGTCTCGCCGCCTGGAATGGTCAGGGAGTTAGCAGTAATCTCATCAAAGTATTTGCCGTAGGCATCTCGGTGTGCTTTCTGGGCGCCTGGCTTGAGTTCTTCCAGCAGGTCCCAGACCGACTGCGCCCAATCCATGTGGTCCTTGGTCAGCACGCCCGTATCTGCCAGTTCGAGCAGGAAGGCATCCCACCTGCTGGTGTCGAGCGAACCGTCTGTGAGCTCGGTTGCCCAGCCCCGGCCAAGCAGCAGCTTGCGCAGGTTGCTCTCGTTGCCACTGTGCAGGATGGCGTGCATGATCTCGTTCATGGCCACGCCACCACTGTCCTTACCGAAGGTGTAGTTCAGGTGCTTGCTGTAGTAGGTCTTGTTGCCGAAGGTCGGTGCAATGTTGTCAAAGCCATCACGCAACCGCTTGACGTAGATCGCGCGCTGGGTGCGGTATCGGTCTGCAGCCTCTTTGACCGGCTGCCAGATGTACTTCCTGAAGACGCCCATCTTGCCGCCGTCCATGCCGTCCACCCAGGACTCAACCCTGCGCAATGCGGCCTTGGCAGATGAGAATCCAATGCGCCTCTGGTCGGCCTCGGTGGGTGCACTGGTCACACCAGGTGCTGCTGGCGCCGGGCGCAGCGCAAGCTCGGCTGCCAACTCCTCTGCAAGCTCGGCACGGTCCATCATTTCACCGTCGATCTCCATCTGGCGCAGTCGCTTGGACTTGAACCACAAGGCATCCACCTCATTGAAGACCGCTCTCATCTCTTCGAGTGTGAGCTCGCGCCCGGGCTTGGCCATGCCTGTGGCTGCGTCAACTGACTGGCGAAGCACCTCGTACAGGTCTGGGTCGTAGGCCTTGACCTTGTCCAGGTACTCCAGGGCCTTGAGTCCCTTCTTCTCGCTGCCGTAACCGAACGCAGCCACCACGGCGCGAGCAGCGTTGACGATGTCCATGTCACGGTTGTCGGTGTCCTTGGCGGTGGCCACCTTCTTGAACAGGGCCTCCATCTTGGCCACTTCGGCCTTGGCGTCGTAGGCCGTCTTGGCGGCCACGGTGTTGATCAACTGGTTGCGCTTGTACTCGACCTGCTTCTCCAGATCACCCGTGGCGCGCTCGGCTGCCTTGCCGTTTCTGGCTGCTGCCTGCACATACTGCAAGGGTTTGATCATGTTGATCGGCAGCTTGCCGATGATGTCGGCCGAGAACTCCTTGGCGGCTTCGGTGAGCACATCCACTGTGGCGCGTTGGCCAGGCACCTTGCTGCGAACGCTCATGGCGTGTTGCAAGGCCCGAAGCTCGGTGGCCACGAACCTGGCGCGCGCATCGTTGTGGATGGCCCGGTTGACCTCGGTCTTCATCCCGTCCTCGGTGGCGATCTCACCGTTCTCCTCCAGCATCCGCTTGTCGGTCATACCGGCAATAGAGTCCTTGGGGTCGCCGAACTCTTTGATGGAGCGCAGCATCTCATCGACGGTGGGGAAACCGTTGGCCTCGGCGGCCGACTGCAGGGCGATATCGAACTCAGGTGTGTCCTGGCCCACCAGCTTCCTGGCCTCATCCAGCATGACCTTTGCCTTCATGGCGGGTTCAGCCATCACCTGGGCGGTCACCTCTTCCTCGATGCCCTTGCGCAGGGCGTCGTGCTTTTTCTGCATAGCCTTGAGGCCTTTGGACTGGGCGTTCTGCAGCCACTGGAGATCGCGCAGGCTGGCCGCCTGCAGGTAGTCGATGGCGTCCTTGGTGTGCTGCAGCCCAAGGCTGTGGTAAAGCTGGTAGGCGCCCATATCCATGCCACCCTCTTCCGAGGTCTTGAACAGCGCGCCCATGGAACGTGCGGCCTCGGCCACCTCGATCTCTTCGGCCGTGGCCAGCATTCGGTCCATCACCTGCCTAAACTCATCGGTCAGCTTGACATCCATGGCCTCACCGATCTCGGTGTTGGAGGATGCTTCACTCTTGAGGATGCTCTTGTACACACCAATCAACCAGGCGCGGAAGGTCTGGAACAGGTTGCGCATCTCCAGGTTGGGGCTGGTGCCCTCCATCAGGTAAGCCTCAAGCCCCCTGGCAAACTTCTCATGGTAGGGCTCGACCTCTTCGTCGGTCATGGCGAACCAGGTCTGCAACAGGGTCATCCCCTTGGCCGCCTCGACACCGGCCCAGGTCAGACCCTTGTTGACATCATTGAGAATCTGCTGCTCACCGTCTGTGAGTTGGCCGCCAGTGGCCAGCTTCTCTTCCATCTGTGCGGCCAGATCGAAGCGCATTTCCCAGAAGAAGTGCCCCAGTTCGTGGGGGATGGTGGAGAGGTCAGCGGTCTCGAGGACCGCGATCAGGGTCTTGCCGCTGCGCAGGCCGTGCTGCGGAAATCCTATCTGGCCTCGGTTGTCTTGGGCAAGGTTTCGTCCATTAGCTTGCCCGTCTTGGCCACCAACTCCTGAATCTTCTGGTCGGTTAGCCCCGCCAGAAACTTGTTGTACTGGTCCTGTTCCGACAACTGATCTAATTGCTGCGTCGAGTCGTTGTTCATCAATGCCATCCTTGAGAAGAATCTTCTTAGCTGCACCAGCGTAATCTTGGCTGGTGACCGCCAATTTTACTCCCAATGCGCTCCAAAGCTCTTGTTCCGGATACCAAATAAGAGCCTGCAAAGCGGCCGGTGGTATGCGTTGGCCGTACTGTTGTTCCACTTTAGCAACAACCCGGCGAACCACATCCCGCAATAACTGGCGTTCGCCACCTGATCCGGGCACATCCCGGGGTTTATCCATCGACAGAATCATGGTGTCGGCAGCGGCGACCATCTCGGACTTGGTGCGCTTGCCTGAGTCGTAGTCGGCGCGGTTGTTCTTGAAGTCTTTTTCGTGGGCACTCTTCACCAGCCGCGCCAACTTCATCGCGGCATCGAGGTCTGTCTTTGCCTGCTTCACCAGGTCTTTATCAAACTGACTAGAGAAGATGCCGGTGCTTGCCTTACCCTTGGCCTTTAACCCCTCTCGGAATCGAGCAATCTGCTTGTCGAACTTTTCCTGGTTGAATGCTGGCAGGGTGCCAGACAAACGGCCGATGGTTCGCATGAACCACATATCCATGGTCACCGGTTCAAAGTTGCCGGTCAGATTGGTGTAGAAACCGAACCCGATCTTGGGGCCAAAGATGGAACTCCCAAGCACCATTTCGTCCATCTTCTCCCCACCGATTTCATACCCGAGGTCGGTAAGCTGCTTGACGGTGTAGGATGTTCTCAAGAACTCAATGAATTGCTCATGTCCTTTTTCAGCGATCAGTTTGTTGGCCAACTTGAAACTGCTGGCCATAGCGGCAGAACTCTCACCCTTGCCGATCTCTGGAAACTTGCCGGTCTTGCGGAACTCTGCGTATTGTTCTTGCGCAAACGTCAAGTTGGTTTCGACGTTCATGCCCTGGCTGCCGATAGCGGTGGCGAGGATCAATGCATTTCTAGCCTTGGGATCGGTTTCCAGTTCTGGGTACTTGACTGCCATCTGTGCGATCAAAGCCCCGATGGTTTTGTCGTACCACTGAAGAGAGTCGCCAGCGTTTTGGATTGCGGCCAGCGCTTCGGCAGAGATCAGCTTGGCGAGTTGTTCCCTGTCGGCATCCACCTTAATGTCAAGAACAGGCAACCCGCTTTCAAGTCTGCGTTTGTGTAGAAACTGAACAACCTCCGGAATGCCGGTAAACACTGGGGCAACAAAAGCCTGGTCTTTGGCTTGACCAGTCATGTACTCAAGCACAGTGGAATTTGTTTCTTGATCACTCAACCCCATGTTGAGAATAACATCCGCGAAGATTTGCTTACCGTAAGGCTTGGCTCGAGTTGCTTGCGCGAGCTTCTTCTCCTCACCCACCAACTGCCTATCAGTGAACCCCAGGTCAAACTCCTTGGCCAAGGCCTCTGGCGTGACACCCATCTGCGCGGCCGTGACTGCGTACATGGTGGATGCTAGGCTAGCCAGCTTCTCGTTCTGCTTGGGGCTGAACCGGCCAAGGCCGTTGAGGCCGTCAAGAACCTGCTGCTGCACGGTGGCCTTGCTTTGGTTGAAGGTGGCGTCGGCCTCTTTCTCTTGAAGGGCGCGATCCACCTCTGCCTTGATCTCGTTGCCGTGGGAGTCCATCCACGCCTGGGCCTCGACCCGGCTCATGCCATCTTCTGCCGGGCGCAGGTTGTCCATCAGGGGCTGGCCATAGACCGTGCCGATGGTGTCGGTCAGCAGTTCACCTGCGGGGATCACCAGGTCCACACCCATCTTGGCGGCTTCCAACTGGGGCTGCAAGCTGGGCAGTACCTGGGCTAGTTCATCCAGGTTGACCCCAGCCTCGACCAGCTTGGCGGTGTCCACATAAAACTGGCTCACGCCTTCGCTGTCCATCAACCCCTGGGCAAATGTGCGCAGGGTGTCTGGGCTGCGCTCGAGCAGCTTACTGGACTCCATGGTTTTCTGAAGATCGACGAGGCCTTTGACAAAGTTGTCAGAACGCTCACTGGCCAGGCGGGTCTGCTCTTTCAAGTAAGACTCGCGGGACATGTCGCTGGTCTTGTCGAGCACGCCTTGGATCGACTCACCGAGTGCCACGTTACCAGCCGACCCAAACATGGTGGCCACTGCGGTTTTGGCTGCAGCCTCTGGTCGTTCCTTCAAGTAATCCACAAAGGTCTTGCCCTTGTTGCTGTCAATGGCGGCCCAGTCGTTTAGGTCCTGCAGCACGGTGGCAACCTGCTCGCCCTTGTTTTCTTTCCAAGCGTTCTTAACCATGGTCACCGCCAGGGGTGAACCCACTTTGATGTCGTGGACCAGGGCACCCAGAGGGCCCTTCTCAGTGGCCCACTCAATCACGGCATTGGAAGCCGCGTAACCCAAGCGCGGGAACAAGGACATGTTCTCCTCTGAGGCCTTGTTGTAGCTGGTGCCGAAGGTCTCACTGGCCATACCAATCAAGGCAGCACCGGCGCCCACCGGGCCGGTCAGGGCCAGAGGCAGGTACTTCGACGATTGAAGCAGCGAACCCACGCCAGACTGGGCGCCACCGGCCAGAATGCCCTGGCGCAGTGGGTCTGTAGCTTTGTCATTTGCGTCAAATGCTGCAGCCTGCTGGCCGTATTGCTGGGAGAGTTTTGACCAGAACTGATCATCACGGGTTTCACCGGCGCCCAGCAGGTCAACGACTGCCTTTTTGACGCCAGTGGCCCCATAGGCAAATTTGTAAGGTGCCGACTTGATGGTGCCAATAACACCTTGACCAGGCCCGTTGCCCATCAGGTAGGACACCATGCCCCCCACGCCCTGTTCCATGCTGGACAGGATGCCGGTGTCATCCTGGGCCACCGCCATGAAGTCTGGCTTTTCCAGCCAGGCGCGCAGCACAGGTGAAGACTTGGAGGTGGTGGTGAGTTCATTGAGCCGTGCAACCCCTTTGGCATAGCCCTCATCTGTCTGGACCACCGACAGGGGTAAGCCGGTGAACTTAGAGAGTTGCTGCTGCTTGGCTGCAATGTCGGGAGTTGTATCCCCCACCACGGTTAGGGTGGATCGCAGTCGGCGAGACTCCTCTTGGCGTTGGTCAAAGAACTCATCGAAACTGGGGTTGGCCATTATTTATTCCCTGCGTTTTTCCAGTCAGACCAGTTCTGCGCGACCTCTTGTGTGGTCGGAACTCGGCCGCCAGCACTACGCAGTTTGTTGTAGACCATCTCGTACTCATCCCGTGGGATCGAGCCAATTACCAAGTTTGTACTGCCCGTCTTGCTGACCGAGGTTGGCACCTTGACCGGCACGGTGGACTTGAGTAGGGTCTCGGGAGGTGTGATGGCTGAAATGGTTTCATCGCCACCAAACACCAGCCAGGTGTTCGGGTTCTTAACTCTGTCATGCACCACCCGCTGAATCTCAGCATCGCGCTCCTCGCGCGTGAGCTCACGTTTGATTGACTGCTGCCGGATGCCGATGTTGGTCTCGATGGTGTCGCGCATCCTCGCCAGCACGGCCTTGTCTTTGTCGTTCTTGGGCTTGATCGGCAACCCGGCGCTCTCCGCTACCGAGTTGAAAGTGTCGGTGTCGATCTTGCCCTCAGACAGCTTGGCGTCACTGGCCAACAACATCTTTCGGCGGTCCATCAGCTTGAGTGCGTTGTCGTAACCGATGGTTGGTGCCAGCTGCTTGATCTGTGCGTCTGACATTTTGGTCAGGGAATCGGGCTCGCTGTAAAAGCCGAACATGGCAGGGGCTGCGTTCAGCTCCTGCCGGGCCAACTCCCGACGCATACGGGTGATGTCCATCGATGCTTTGGCCTCTTCATGGCGCAGCACCTGCTCTTCCAAGGTGGTCCTGTTCTTGGCACTGATCGCGCCCCAGATTGTCGGGTCGGACTTGATCTTGGACAAAGACATTCCACCTTGCCTGGCCTGGAAGAACCGCTCAACACCAGAGGCTTCAAACTCACTTTGGTCCTTGTTGCGGTTGCCGGTCATGCGAACCACCTCGGCGTAGGATGCGTTGTATTTGCCCACATCCAGGTTGCCGTTGCTGTCAGTGAACCTGGCCTTCAACGCTTCAGCCATCTTGCTTAAGGGGATGGGCGCATTCAGGCCTTGGCCGGTTTCCTTTTCAACCTCAACCATTGTTTTGGCAAAGACCTCGGTAGCAGCACCAATGCCTGCCTGGGCGTCTGCCTTGTTCTTGATGCCCTCGGACATGGTGGAACGAGCAGCCAACGTCATCTCGGTCTTGTTGTTCTTGTAGTAGGCCTCGGCATCACTGGCGTTGCCGCCTTGAAGCATTCCGGTCAGGACCGCAGAATGCATGGCCGACAGGGCGCCCGTTCGCATGCTCTCGATGAGGGGGCCATCCTTTTCAGGGGTGAGGCCCTGCTGGGCAATGCGCTTTTTCAGAACCGTTTCGATCTTGCTCTTTTGGGTGGCCACCTCTTGTGCGTCACCCCAGAGCAGGCCTGCGGTGTTGACAGCAGCGTTGACAGTTTCTTTGTCCGTGGCGTCGTCAAATGCCTTCTGCTGTTGCATGACATGCGACCCAAGCTGCGTATAGAACTGATTGCGCAGACTGCTGGAATACTTAGTAAACAGGTCTCTTTGCTGGGCGTTACCCAGAGTGCCTGCAATCTCATCGGCCTTTTTCTTGAGGGCGTCATCGCCCTCATCCATCAAGCTCTTACCGTCTGGGCGTTCAAGAGCAGCTCGGCCCTCTAGTTTGAGCGCAGAGATTTGTTGCTCTACCTTGAATCGGTCAAGCTGGTTGCTGGCATCCTGCACCCTGGAGGTGTCGGCAAGCGCCTGCTCCTTGGCGGCGATGATCGCTACCTGATTGCCAAGCCCCAGCATGCCCTTGCCCATGGCGTCCTGCTGCTGGGCGGCGATTGCGCCGGGTGTTGGGCCTTGTGGTGCCTGCACCTGTACGTTGGGCTGGACTTGCTCCTGCGCCTGAAAGTTGTCATACGTTGGGATCTTGGCCATGTTCAGCTTGTTTTGGGTAGAGTTTGTGGAACTCCAGACTTGCCGTACATGTACCAACTTTGGGCGACAGACCCAGCGCTACCTAATAGGCTTGAGGTGAATGCGGATGATGGGCTGATGGCACCTGCAGCGGCTCGGCTCATCGTGGCCTGTGCGGTCTGGTTTGCGCCCTGAGTTCTATAACCCCAAGCAGATCGGATGGCGTTTTGCTTGATGGTTTCGGCATCGATCTCACCCATCAGGTCGGTGCTGGTCAGTATCTGTGCTGCACTGCCCTCTCCAAGATCCACCCCATTGGCTGCCATGTTGGCCCGTTGCGTGGCCTTGAGGTTGGCCGTGGCGATGCGACTCCTCTGCTCCTCACGCTGTCCTGATAGGAGGCTTTGTTGGGCAGAGGTTTCGTTGATACGGGCGTTGATGTCTGCCATCGCGGCCTGCGTGTTGAGGGACATCTGCTGCGACTGGGCGGCTGCGGATGCCGCATTGGCAGAACTCAATGCGCCTATTGCTTGCAACCCCATTGCTAAAGGCCCACACATCGAATCACCCCTATATTGAATCGGCCAAATATGCCCCCCTTAGGGGTGCTTATGTGCACCACTTGCGCAGTACGCACCCGCTTGGTTGGTAGCCCAGGCGCTCATACAAACCAGCCGTTCTGGCGGCGTCGACCTCGGTGGACACGCCTAGCGACACCTCCTGCGCCCCCTTGTCAAACGCCCAGACCTCAAACGCCTTAACCATCCGAACCCCGGCTGTGCCGCCCCTGTGCTCTGGGCACACGTACACCACCAGCTCTTGGGCAGATAGGCTGTGGCTAAAGAACTGCTCTGCTACAAACCCGACCAGCATTCCCACCAAGCCGTCTGGCGTATCCAGCACCAGGACCAGCCCCTCTGGAGAATCGATAAGGCTTTGAACAAGGCGCGCGACCTTGTCGTGGTCATAACCCAGCTGACTAAACCTGGGGGACTCGCGCTGCATGTCTTCGCCAAGCTCGATCAGCCTGGGGATATCAGCGGTGGACGCTGGCCTGACTTTAGCCACCGACTGCCGCCTCTACTGTCATGGAAACCACGGTCAGTGGGAGAGGGTCAGACTGTCTGACGTAGATCTGACCACCCTGCTGCCAGCTGGGCGTGAGTGAGATTTCAATCTCATCGCTGGCCAGGTTGGGGGCTGAGCCGTAAGCCTCAGTCGTTCTCTGCTTGTACTGCACCAGATTTGAGGTGCTTGGGCCTGCAAACACACCACTGGACTTGTAGACCCGCAGCCAGACCTTGTTGATGTTCTTGATGTGGCCCTGTCCAAATGAGCCGTCCTGCAACTGTGCCGATAGGGGCAAGGTCTGCAGGTCTGCGGTGATCGGGAGTCCGATCTGCACCTTGGTACAGGCCTGCTCCAAAGTAATCGAGCCGCCGGTCACCACCTTTTTTGGGAAAACCGCACCGTCGCCCAGCACGTTGACTGTCTTGCCCTCGAGGTGGTTCAACCCAGAGATGGTGGTGGCCGCTGCACCTGAGTAGGTCAGGCCGCAGTCCACAAAGAACGCATCGGCTGCAGTAGCAAACTGCCTGCTGGCCATGCGCTCGACGAATCGCTGTTGAACAGAGTTGATGGTTCTGCGCACAATCACATACAGAACATCTTCATTCCCCTCGGAGACCACACAGCAGGACTCAAACGTCCCATCGGTGTCGTGCTGGTGGATAGCTCCAACCTGTTGTTCGGGGACGTAAGTGCAGCCGATCAGCTTGCCGTTGCTTGATACGGCCCAGACCAGAGGAACCGGTGCCTTGCTGTAGGACATGTCGGTGATGGTCAGGTTGTCAAACAAGTGGGGGGCACGAAGACTCATGTCCCCAGTGATGTACCCACCAGCTTGGTAGTTGAACGCCATCTCGCGCAGGTGACCGCCCCGGCTTGCTGCGTAGATGATGTTGTTGTTGATGATGATGGGCTGGACGTTGTTGGCCCCGATGTAGCTTTGCGGCTTGACGCTGATCGAGGTCGGGGTGATGGCGTCAGAGTTGATGGAGGTCACGCGCCACTCTGCTGAGCCTGTCAAAAGCACCAGGTTGGCCAAGGGCACAATGTGTCGAATGGTGTTGGCCTCACGCGCAGCCACACGGATGTTGATCGAGTCATCATCGCGCACAGGTATGGAGTAAGACAGGTTGGACTCTGTGCCTGAACGAGTCATTCGCAGGTTCTGAGGCTCATTGGTTGAGCCTGCAAAGCACCGTCTTTGCTCGAAGTAAGACACCGCACCGGGATACAAGCCTGCCCCAGAAAACGGGTTGTTGGTGATTGGTGGTGTCTTTGCCAAGTTGGCCGTGATGTTTTCATCCACAAAAGAGAGGGCGTCGGTCTGGCCGATGTACCCAAACAGGCCGTTGCTCTGCTTGTAGACGTTGTAGCGTGAAGCCCCCGTGGTAGCCCATGAGACTGTGTTCTTGTTTCCAGAGGTCAACAGGTTGTTGCTGACAGACGCAGAACTCGATGCGTCAGATTCTTCTAAACCCGTCGCTCCCACGCTTGTGACCTTGTAGACGTAGGAGGTTGATCCCGAGCCTGTAGTTGCTGCGGCGGTGACACTTGTGGGCGCTGCAAGGGAGGACACAAAGCTGATGGTGGAGAGCGTCCAGTTGAGCGCCCCCAAGCGCTTTAACTCTCTGGGCGCGTAGTTGGGGTGGCATAGGGTCAAGACATCTGCGCTCTGCACATAGTGCAAATCAAACAGGTCAGCCTCTAGGTAGGGCGTGACCACCTCGTAGGGTGTGGTGCCACTGCTCACCAAGGTGGAACCCTGTGTGTGGAAGCGGATGTACTGGTCGCCAAACTCCAGCACCATGGTCTGGGTGGTGGAGTAGGTAAATGGTATGAGTCTTGCTTTCTTTGAAATAGTCTTGCAGGTGTTGACGTAGGCAGTGCCGGACCGGTTGGCCACCGGGCCGTGGGGCAGGCAGATCATGTTCCTACAAGCGGCCAAGCCGGTCTGGTACTTGGCGTCACCAATCTGACCCCAGAACTCCGGGGTCACCTCACCGCCTGAGAATGACATCGTGACTTTTCTAGTGCTCATCGTGCGTTCATCCAAACCACTTGCTGCTCCGGGGCAATCAGTTGGTCTGAGGCGTCAGAGCCACGCGCTCGGGTCAGCCAGTAGTTGAAGGTGGATAGGCAATCCTTTGCGGCCGCACGACCCTCTGATCCCTTTATGACGGGTCCGGCCAGCTTAGAAGCCAGCAGCCAGGTTAGGGCCTCAGTAAACAGGGGTGGAAACTTGGCCGTGTCTGTGACCCCAGCGGTGTAGCGAATCACAGCGTTGGCCTGATTGGTCAGGATGATTTCATCACCAGTGGCCGAGGTCTCCACCGCAAACTTCTGCGGGGTGTAAACACCGCCAATAGGTATCGTCCCGCCGTTGGCGTCGCTGTAGCTAGAAGTAGCGCCAAGGCTTGCGCTGTAGTCGTCGGTTGCGTCTGGTGCAATGATCGACAAAATATTGAGGCAGCCCGTGGGTTTGGCATAGGCATACTGCCATGTAGAGCTTGGGTTGGACACTTCGGCCAGCGTTGTCCTGCGAGTGCAGAACCCCCATGTGTGCATCTCCAGCATGGTGGACAAGGAGATCGGATAGAACCGTGCGCAGTGTTCGGCCTGTGCTGACCCCTCGGGCGGGTCGATGCTGGTCACCGTGGCCGTGTCACCAAGGTGTCCAAGAGCTAGGTTGGCTATATCGACTTGTGAGGCCATTGGTTTGTCCTAAAAAGAGGGGGATCACAGTTACCCGCGACCCCCCGATGGCTCCTGCAAAAGGGAGTCAGTTAAGCCAGTTCATCAGCCTTTGGCTCGGGGCGCTTGTCTCCCTTTTGGGGCTTGACTTCGCGCAGAGTCTCAGACAGTCGCATTCCTTTTGGGAACTCTGTCTCGAACTCTTCCCCAGCCTTGACCATCCGGTTCTCATGTGAGAGCCAGCGGTCAACGTCAGTGATGTACCGGGCCATGCTCTACTCCTTAGACCACAGTGAAGCCAGAGGCGTAGTGCTTGGCAACGCCCATGTCTTCCAATGTCAAGTTGCAGGTGAAAGCACCAGCAGTCAGAGGGCCAGTACCAACGCTGTACTGAACACCGAGGTAACGCTGACCAACCGGCTGTGCAGCCAAGATTGCGCTTGGGATACGGATGGCCATGGGCTTGCGACCAGCGGTCAACTCAGCCTTGCCAATCGCGTCGGTCTGACCAATGACGGTTGGTGTTCCCAAGTTGGCAGAGGCAGAAGTGATGATCTGGAAGTTCACCGTAGCAGCACCTGATGCTGTCACCGATGTGTCAACAGAGAAGACTGCAAAGAGGTCAGTGCCCTGACCCAGATCACGGGCAACGCCCAGATCAATGGTGTTGGTAGACACCGCAGAGGTGGTAACTGCCTGTGCAACTGACAGGTTTAAGAGTGCGTCGGTAATCATGGTGATTGCTCCTTAACTAGATTAGGAAACCAAAGATTCAGCGATACCCAGACCGTCAACGGTGCGGATCGGAATGCCTTGGAAGGACAGTTGGCTGATGTTCTGACCAAACTGGTTCATGGCAGGCACCATACCCAAGGCGTTGGAAGACTTCTCCAAGGCTTGGATCATCAGGCCAGTTGCAACAGAGCGGTTGCAATAGAAGGCTGGGCGACCCATACCTTTGTTGGGGATACGAGCAATAGCGCGCATCATCATCTTGATCAGATTGGTCGAAGCGGTGCTGGACTGTGTGCCCGTCACGTTAACCCAGTCTGACAAGTCGATGTTTGCAATACGAACCACATAGCGCCAGTCTTTCACAACCATACCTGCGTCCCACTGGAACAGTGAACGAGCGGCCTGATACCAGCCACCGTTGCCGTCAGCAACAGACTCTTCGCCCAGATCACGGGTCACCAAACCAGCGCGGGAACCTTTGGGGAAGGTGCCAAAGCAGGTCTGCTCACCCCAGTACACAAGGTACATGGACGAGTTGTCAGAGCCAGTTCCACCGGCCAGCAGCACGTTTGCACCGTTGCCTGCAGTGGTACTGGAGTAGCGAGTTGCCAGACCGGAGAAGGTCTTGGTGTCGGCACCGACGTTGCCGTTGAAGATCTTGCTGGTCATCTCTTGGCCCATGGCCTCGATGAACGCTGACTCTTCGGACAAGCGGAAGGCTGCGCTGTTGCCATTCAACTGGAGCAGCTTGGCGTCGATGTGCGAACGTGCTTCCAACATCGCGCAAGGCTCAGTGATCTGAGCGGTGGTTGACTTGGCAGAAGGCACACCGGCGTTGTACTGACGCCAGTAGACTGCAGGCAGTCCGGTGCGAACAGCAACAACGTGGCTGGTGGGTTGGTTGGCTTCCTTGAAGACGATGTCCTCAAGAATTTCGTTTTGTTGCGAGAGCAGTTCCGCGACGGGATCGATCTTCCCGTCTGGCCCCATGCGTTTCGCGTAATCGGCTAGGGTCAGTTGACCAGTGCTTAAGGTTGGCATTTGTTAACTCCTATTAAGGTTTCATGTTGGGATACATACGCTGGGCAGCAGACTCGATGGAGGTCAGGTTGCGACCCCCTTGAACGACTTTGCTGTCCTGACTGATTGCCTTACCGGCCTTCACCATGAATCGGATAACCTCCGGGTGATTGCCTAGCTTGGACTCGCCCAGTAGCTTTGTAAGTGCGGGTGTCCCAAAGTCGGCAAGCGCCTTCTTTGCGATGGCAAGGTTCTCGGGCAGGCTGTCGCCACCGATCTCCTTGTCTGCAGTAACCTCGGCTTCCCATGCTGCAGAAGCAGCCTCGAGAGCTTTCGATTGCTGAACGCCAAAGTCTTTTGCCATCTTGGCTCCGAGTTCGGCCACCTTGCTTGCTTGCTCCTGCGACAGTTCGAGTTCTTTGGCTATCGCCTCAAACTCTCCGAGAAACTCGCCTTCAAGGGGTTGCCCTTCGGCAGTCTTGAACTCGTACTTCTCGGGCACGACCTTTGCGGGTGGTGCTTCTGCAGCGTCTGGTGCTTTCGCATCAGTAGGAGGCTGCTGGGTTGCATCAGCCTGGACAACAGGAGCAGACGCCCCCGCATCACCAGCCGGTGCGGTTTGATCGACAGCAGGTGTGGATGCGCTGTCGCTCAATAGTGTTTCTTCACTCATTCGCTTCTTTCATCATCGTTGCAAAGAGTTCAGGTGCTGCGGTATGGATCGTCGCCAACAACCTCAACCCCTCATTGCGCACGCCTTCGTTAAATGCCATGGACATGCTGTTTTGGTGAAAGCTCGTTCGGTACACACCGGCACGATCCAAAAAGCGCCACAAGATTCTTCGACCACGCTTGCTACTCATAAGCCACTTGACATCGTCGTTCTCGGTCTGGTCGGCCAGCTTCTCTTTCAGATCACGCGCCTTGCGGTGCTTATCCTGGGAGTCGAGATCGTTCGGGTCATAGTTACTCACATGCGCAGATTAAGTTGCTTGACATGAGTTATGTGCACCACCTAGCGGCGTCGTCTTCTAAGGATGGGTATCCATGAAGTGATGGCCTTGAGAATGCCGCCACCAATGTCTGCTGTCGCGTTGATGCTGAACGATGCCGACCCAACCATCGCGTTGGGGTCAGTGGAGACACTGCCCCAGCTACTGCCCCAGCTACTAAGCCAGCCCTTGAATGAGGTTGCCAATTACGGCCCCCATTCGTTGCCCGGTGCGCCTGTGCCTGTCACCACCACATCGTTGACCTTTTTAATGTTCACCGCTGGCGGGGCCGCATTCATAGCCGCAAGGATGGACGCAGCGGTCAGCGTGGTGGTGTCCACCGTACTCCCAGACATAGAGCCAATAGCGTAGGGTGTGAGGTAGCCCGTAATTGCAAAGCTGCTGGCCCCCGATGCGCTACCAGTGCCCTTCAACGTAGCCCCGCTACCAGTCAACGTGAAGTTGGCCGTGCCAAGCGCGTTAAGCACCGCTGTGAGCAGTGGGTTGTTGGTGTTCAGCGTGAACGATGCCAAGCCTGTACCGAACGTGATCAACTGCCCCTCTGGGGTGTTGGTGGTGATGCTTAGAGTCGCCGTGCCCGTAGTAGTGATACCACCGTAAATCACCGATGAGGGTGTGATGGACAGCGTGGCTAAATTGACGGAAGACATCGCCCCGCCCCTTTGGGGCAGCATAAACGCCGAACCTGCAACTTGACTGCCGCTGGGCGCATAGGAGCCTTCAGGTATGGAGTACAGCTTGAAGCTGGTGGTCTGGCCGTCTTGGTAGAACCGATTACG